GCGCTGCTCGAGGTCCTTGCGCCGGACGAGGAGCTCCGCGAGCTTGGCCTTCGCCTTGTCGTTGGTCTCCGTCACGTCGTCGTCGGTCATGACGTGGGCCGGGACCTCGACGTCGGTCGCCCAGTTGGCCTGCTGGACGACGCTGTCGGCGAGCCTGCGCTGGTGCGCGTAGTAGTCGGCCTCCTTCTCGAGCCCGGCCTTGTCGACGAGCGAGATCACGCCCTCCACCTGATCGGTCTCCTCGTTCACCTTGCGGCGCCGGAGGTCGTCCTTGGTGAGCTCGAGGAGCTGCGCATCGAAGCGCGCCTGGAACAGGGCGTTGAGTTCCTTGCGGCGCAGGAGCAGCCTGGCCAACGGAATTTTGGGGTTCTTAGCTTCAGTCATGGAGAGTCCTCCTTCGTAGTTATAGATCACCACGAAAGGCGATCTTGTGTTCCAGGGAAATCTTTCTCTTTTACCTCCGTATGTATTAAATTTTCAAAGAGCGTTGCGGGACGAGAGGGTCCTCAGTCAGGTCTCCCTCTCGGCATCTACACGTCTTCGCAGGGCGCGTGCTACCTCTGGTATGGGGCCCGTTAATGTCTCCTACCTACGAAAGGACGGCGCCAAGCCCTTCGTATAACAGAGTCCCGCAACTTTGGTGACCCCAGGGGGATTCGAACCCACCACTGCTGGCGTGAAAGGCCAGTGACCTAACCGTTAGTCGACGGGGCCAAGATAATGAGAAGGCTATCCGGGACTTTGGAAAGTAATCAAACCAAAGACATCGACCATCCGGACCTTCTCCTTTTTAGTTTGTCAATGAGGGAGTACTTATACACTGCACCCCTCCCTGGTGCAACACAGCTGCCGACTGTGTGGTGGAGCCGCCGGGAGTCGAACCCGGGTCCGTTTACGAGTTACGTACTGATCTTCACGTGTGTGGTCTCTCTTTTCGTTTCAGACAGTGACTTCCGAGAGACAAGTCATCACGGCCTTACTGCGCTTTCGTTTACCCGGCGTCATCACGCAGAACTCAGCCTGGGTTTGCTCGTGTAATCACGCCCCCTGAGCTACTCGAGCTCCTTACTCAGGGCACGCCCGTGCCGTTTAGGCAGCCCGGGCGACCGGGGTCGCCATCGGGGTCGGGAAGGGAACTACGTTGTCGGCAGTTCGAGTTGAGTGTCCGTTCTAACCCGCCGAACACACAAGGCGGGACACGCACAGTACGCTTCCATTGCACACGTCGAAACCGTTTCGGCCCCATGAAAAGAATCTAAGTTGCCATAGTGTCCTCCAATCTGTTGGTCCCTACCAGGGGTGCGTGCTCTTGCCGTCAGTCCGAGAGGGTTATCCGAGGATTATGAGCCCCCCGACTCCCTCAAGGTCCGGACTCGAACACGGATTCATAGTAGCGGGAGGGGGAGTCGAACCCCCGACTTCTAGGGTATGAACCTAGCACGCTACCACTGCGTCATCCCGCAATATCGTAGGTGAGCCCCGTGTACTCAACCTACAGCCCTGACTGCCTGGGTAGCAGGGTTAGGTCCGTCAGATCAGTTTCTTTTACCAGGTAATGGAGAGCTTTTCAATTCTTGTGAGGGAGAGGGTCAGTAACGGGTTTACCCTTGCGCGTACGATGACAGCGCCACTTTTCTAGGTCTCTCTTCTTGGGAGGCTTCGCAGGAAGGTTAACCGTCGGTCGACGGTAGATGGTGGGCTCACCCATAATAGGCCGCCAATGGGTCGGAGAGAGCACGTCGGTCGTAGGGACTGAATCCCTCTCGCGCGGGTCCTCCCATAGCCTCGACTTGCTCCATGGTTTCGCGTTGCTTCTGTTTGGCCTTCTTAGCTGCGATGGCAGCGAGGAGGATCGCACCTACGGTAGCACCCGCGAACGGCGCAACCTTCTTACCCTTCTCCAATCCTTCAATGATCTTCTCCGCGATGTGGATCTTACGCCGCAGGTTTTCTTGACCGAGCCCAAGGATGGGGTCAATGATTTTCTTACCCGCGTAGTACCCTCCGGCGCCCCCCGCGAGTCCAGCGATCCACGGCATCGCACCCTCGTCCATGAACGCGAGCTTGGCGAGTACGTCATTGGTCGTTGCCACTTTGATCTCCGCGGACTCTCCTGAAAAGTCCTGCTCTACTTTTTGTTTCTTGGTACCCGGAATGTCGGGCTTTCCCGCGTTCGTACTCATCGGGGCGGGCATCTTTGGGAATTTGGCAGGCTTCGGCGTAACGGGCGCGTTTGGCGCGTAATCGAACTTTGCACTGTACTTGCGCAAGACATCCTGGGCTTGCTGCTCTTTCAGGAGCTTCTCGTTTTTCGCGGAGTCAATCCATGCTTTTCCTAGAAGTCCCAAACCAACCGCTCCTCCCAGGAGACCTCCTTGACGTAGCCACTTGTACTTTCCAGGCTGTGTCCACAATCGACGAAGGCGTCCTATCGTATGGTGTTTTACCTTTTGGCCTACCCCAGGACCTGTACCCTTCAGGATCGCCTTCTCCATGGCGGGATGTGGGCCGGGAGCTCGTCCAGACATCCGCATTCCAGGCGTGAAATCCTTGACCCCTCGCACCTGTGCCAGCTCTTTTTCACGCTGCAGGAGTCTCTCATAGATGGCGTCTTTCCCGGGGTTGGGAATGAAGGCTATTTTTTCCAACTCTCGATACATTTTACATCCCCGAGTAGGGCAAGTTCACAGCATACGGAGTGTCTGCTGACGCACTTGTGAGCGGAACTCCTCTGAGAAGCGGCTGGTTGTACGGCTGTTCTGTTTTTAGGGCCTCTTTTAGTGCGTTTCTCTGTAATACGCGTTCAGCGAGAAGCCCTCGGGATACCTGGCGTGCCTGACTCTCTCGTCGGCCTCTACCAGCCCCCCAGAGCGCACCACCGGCGAGCAACCCACCTCCGATCCCGAGCAACGGGAGTAGTTTCGCTGAGCCTGGAATTTTCCACAAACCCTTAAGAGTGTTTCGCGAGACGCCTTTAGACAGGAGTTCCTTGAAAGGAGCCGCGACGGCTTCTCCTCCCACAACGCGTCCCGCCACTCCTCCAGCAGTGCCACCCGCCAAAGCTCCGACACCAAGGCTCTTGAGAAGTCCTTTGCTACGCTCCTCTTGCGCCAGCTCTTCTACAGTACGACCTTCTTGGAGCCCCTCGGCTACATTTTCCACCATCCCACGCGGAGCCCACTTGGTCATACCCGTAAGGCGCTCTTGGTAGTCGGGAGATCCTGCAAATGTAAAGGGAACTCCAGGCGGCCGAAACCACACACCACCAGCGTACTTGAGAAGTCCGTTTCTCATGACAATAGTATTATAGGGCATTTCTCACAGGATAGAAATCCTTGGTAAAAGAACTGGGACCCTCTGGCTTTGGAAACTGGTGGATCCCACCTAGGAGGGCGTTCGTGCCCTCCTTTTTAGCTTTTAGGACTCTGTGCTCCTCCGTATCCAGATTGGATTTTAGTAGCCGGACGTTTGGGGCCGTGCGAATGGACATACCCAGCTTTCTGCCCTTTACAGCCAGGGTAAGACGGGATGATTGCGCTGAGAGTCGGAGGCGCAGACTTCCAAAATCGGACCATGCGTGCTCCACACTCCGGACATGAAACGACTGTGGCGATGTCGGACACAATTTCTTCAGTTTCGCACTCACAATCAGGACAACGATAATCATACATCGGCATATCAGTCCTCCGTGGTCTCGGGCACGATGCCCATGTCCGGACCAAATGTAGCAGTAGGCGCAGGGGTTACACCAGGATCACAGAGGTCCAGTGGTAGCTCGGTTTCTGCAGAACAAGCTGTGATGGACATGTCCTCGGCGAAGCATTGGTCTTCAATCGCCATTACCGCAGTATCGAGACCTTCGAGGACAGGGGTAAGTCCGCTAGCACTTCCTCCAAAGAGCCACCCCATGAGCGTCATCAAAGTCTCTACAAGAACCTCGGGTCCTCCGGTCATCAGGATAACACCTGTGACGTACTCGTCACCCTTGTGGAACGGAGGTGAAGACGCGTAACTGGATCTCAGAGAAAGAGCGAGATCTTGGATGAAGAAAGTATTACCCCCTTGACCCTTGAAAAGGCGGTAATAAACACCCGAAGTTGGGAGGTCGAACTTGGCTTGAATAGCCTCTATAGCATCGAGGATGCGATTTACCAGTGCCTCATACCGTGCGATCTCTGACTTTAAAAACTCAACATAGTCGGTGATGAAATCGAGAGCCCCCACAAGCTTTCCTGCGAGTTTTTCCAGCTCTGCTACAATCATCCTCAAGAAATAGGCGAACTGTGGGAAGATCGAAGCAATGGAAGGTGTTCGAATCCAATCAGGGGGAGTACTACCTGGACGTGTCGGATACGGTACAATGCGCACAACGTTTGAAGTGTACCAATAGTCGTATGGCGTACCCCCATCATCAGTCACAGCTTCGTCTGCGTTGTAACCCTTCAACTTCCACGCAATAGTGTAGTAGAAAGAATCATCAGGTTCTGCAGCGATATCCTCGTCGATAAACGTCACGTCCATGGGGTCATAAGAACCCTCATAGATGACCTCGGTAGGTCCGAACGTAGCACCGCTCGAAAGCGTTCGCGTACCCATCAAATCCGGAACCGAATTGGCAGCCAAAGCATTGACGTTGTTCTTCGACCGTAGAACGGCGTAGCGCTCCGGGAAAAGAATGACACCACCCAGGTCCGTAAGCTGGGTTATAGGAACCTCGACAGGTTCCCATTCAAGGAACGCACTGAACTTCCCCCCAGTAGCATTCGTAGAAGTTTTTACGATAGGCGTGATTGCGCGACCCTTCAATCCTTTAGGACGAGGGGCCTTGGGAACACCGTCAATTCCCAAATCGAAGATACCGAATAGTTTCCAAATATCATCCAAAAAACCAAGGGGATCAAAGTCCGTCCCCATCAACATCACGACGCCACCTACGTAATCATCCTCATCGAAGAATTGCGGACGGTTGATGTCTCCTTGATCCCAGAGAGATTCGATGACTGTTTTAAAGAATCCGTAATTCCCGCCGTTGTAACGGTTGGCCTGGACCAAAAAGTCGTTCAGGTTATCATCCTGCCAAGGCGGGAGAATCTGCCCAGAGTTCCCGGGGCTATCAGTGTCTGCAACACCCTCTCCAAAAATGCCAAGGTTCCCGGCCCAGTCAGGAGTGATATCCCCCAAGTTGAGGAAGTTGGTCATCAGGCGTTTGCGGATAGGCACGTGTAACACGTAGACGCCCACGTCTTCCAAGAACCCTTCGATGGTTTCTTTGATTTTATCGATGAGCGACTTAATGGCGGAGGCAAGCGGATCAGTGAATGCGGTGATGAAATTAAGAATGGTTTCGAGTATTCCGACAATGACTTCCAGGAACTCTCGGAGCTTATCAATGATTTTTGCGAGGTCCGCCCCGGGAGACAGGTCGGGTAAGTCGAGTTCCCATTTTTGCCAACCCATCTACTTCACCCGATTCATGATGGTGCGCATCTGATCGTAGCCGAGAACCGGCAATGTTCCAAACCCGACCATCTTTTCGGGTCCGTACAGCCGCCACAGTTCAAAAACGTATTCACAATCTACAAGCACGAGCTTACGAAATTCCGTGAGCCGCCACCCAGGAGGAGCGGCCGTCATCGAATTTACGGCGTAAAGGATATCATCATAGGCAGTGTTGATGGAGCTCTTCTCTACTTCCTCCTCAATCTTCCAGTTACCCCTTCCACCACGACCGCTCCTGACAAAAACAGGTTCCTTGGTTGTTTTAATAATTGGATTAGCTTTTTGCCAGATAAAGTTGAAAATAGGAGCTCCGAGAACTACGAAGAGGTACGCACACTTCCACAGGTTCCGGTCAGCACGCGTAAAGAGACTAGGATACGTGGTATAAAGACTTGATGCTGATCGGTTGATTTCACGACCGTAAACGAACGCGCAGGTAGCGGGTTCATCCAGTTGTACATCACGGATGTCTACTGTACGGGCTTCGTTGATGGAAGCTTTCATAAAACCTCTGCGCCGATCTCTTTTGATTGCGGGTGCGTCTTCGAGTGCGGGGTTAACTCGCAAGACGTGCCCAATGAGCAACCCAAGCGGAGCATCACCTTTCATTGCGGTAATGTTCCCGCCATATCGACGACGAGCAGTAGCGTAAAGCCCGCTATTCTTCGCGGCCTTAGCTGTCGCTGCGCGTTTTCCGCTCTCCAGATTCAGACTCATGGTTTCTCAGATTCTTCAGGTCGGCAGCCGCGTGTTTCCTAAACGTATCGAGAAATTCAGTTTGCACCCCGTGGGCTCTAAGCTGAGCTTGTGCCCGAGCCAGCTTCTCGTACGTCATTACACGGATGAGCCGCACAGTAATCTTACCCAATTTTTCGAGTTCCGACGACTCTGTTTGTTGGTGCCACGTCATTAAAAAACGATAGCAAAGAAAGGAGTAAGAGACAATGGCGAAGAAAGGTAGAGGTGGCCCACCCTGGAAAATGATCCTGATTGAGGTGGGGGTAGCCGTCCTGGCAGTTCTCGGTGAGCAAATCGTCGAGAAAACTGCGGATTGGTTATCCGAGAGAAAACAGAGAAAAAACCAAGAGTCGAAAGAGGAACCAGAGTCTTCAGAGTCTGAAAAGTTCGAAAAAGAGTCCCCAGATCCTTCAAAAACCGATGGTGAAAACGGTACAAGTTAGTGTACTCAGAAACAGCCCTCCAGACTTCTGAGGGGTAGAACTACGAAAGGAAGAAAAAATGAGAGCGTTCTTCAAAGGTTTGATAGTGCCCGTCGCCACCTACGCGGTCCTCCGCGGCGGTGAGGCCGTCGTTTCCGTCATCCGCAAGAAGCGCAAGGAGAATGCGGACGACAACCAGGGCGACGACAAGTAGCCGCCGTCGAGGCGCGAGGGGTGCTCCCCCCTCGCGTCTTTTTTGGTGTGAGGAACTTTATGGGACATTATCTACATAAGCACCGGTCTGACCACACAGGGTGCACTATACAAGGGTGCCAAAAAGATTGCTGTGTGGAACTCGTAGCCACACTCAAGGACGGTAGTCGCATCCACATTCCGGGGTGTGAAAAACACGCCTTAGATGTGCGTGTAGTCAAGCACCAACTAGAGAACGGCGTAAAGCCCAAAGACGTTCGAGTAAAGATGATAGTTAAGGGGGAAAAGCAGCGAGTAGCACTCACGCTCAGTGAGCTTTACTATTGTGAGCTTGGAAAAGCTGTGAAACCCCGATCAACAGAGAAACAAGAGAAACTAGATAGCACAAGAGTCGCGAAAAACTGGAGATGGATAGAGGACTTCGACATGTGGATGAACGCCGCTGGCAAGGTCGTACCACTCAAAAAGTTGGACGACAAAGAGATTGAAGACGCAGTCCTACTCATTCGTCGTGTCAATATCAAGAGACGCACCAAGAGAATACGCTGGATAAAAGATCTCGAAGAAGTCGCTCCTACCATACGGTATACTTACCCCGAAGATGAGCTAGGGGTGGGCGTGGAAGAAGCGTACGCAAAGCTCGATCAATTTTACGAAGAATGTCGGTCTCGAGGGATTCTCCCATGAGGAGGTTGCATGGGAGATTGGTTAATCGATGCTCTACGTTTGTGGGCCCAAGTTCGAGGGCATTACATTCGCACGGAAAGAGGCGTGGAGCTCTACTGTTACAAAGACACTGCGACCTGGGATAGAAGACACGCGCAGAAAACATCCTTCGCTCTTGGTGAGATCATCATGTTTCGTTCGATGGAGGATTTCACTCCCCGAAACTTGCGCCATGAGCTAAAACACTGCGACCAGATTCGCGACCGTGGTGGACTGGTACGTTTCCTACCTGGGTACTACTACGAAACGGTAAAGGCATGGTTGTTCACTGGCGATACGGATAATAATCCGTTCGAGCAGGAAGCGATCCGTGCTGAAGATGAATGAACCAAAGAGGCGTAACGAAAAACCGTTGCGCCTCTTTTTTTGGTTTTAGGCCGCGAGGATGGCGCTGATCTGAGCCAGCTTGTTGTTCGTCCGGAGATCAATCTGGGCGAAGTCACCGGCTGCACCGACGATGGGAGCCGCGATGGAGTAAATCACGCGGGTATCCTCGATCAGATCGATGGTCGCGGGTGCGCCTCCGATAGTCAGACTGGAACCGGCTCCGTTGAGCAGCCCCGAGGAGCGCTCAGCTGCGTACGCCTGGGTAATCGGGTCAGTACCGACATCCCACACTGCCTGACAGATATCGGCGGGACCAGGACCTGCAGCACCGTTGATCACCGCACCCAGAGCAGCCCAGGTATGGGCCACGTTCGCAAAGTCGACTTCCATGATGATTTCAGCCGGAACGAAAGTCGGGTCGTACGGCCCGGTACCGACAGCGGGGGTATAGGTGTTCACCGCAATCGGGTTACCAAGACCGGCATCGACAATGCTGAAATTGAAAAAGCCACCCGTATTCGAGTCACCACTGAGCTCGATATCTGTGACGCGCAAGTCGAGACGTAGCCAGTTGTTGGGGTCCGCAACGTCCCCAAAAGTGACGTGATCTTTGACCTGACCACCTAGGAGGTTGATTCCTGTGATGGTCCCACCCGCGACACCACCACCCACAGAGAGCGGGTTGGCAGCTGCGTCAATCCAGCTGAGCATGGGGAGGCCCTCATACCCGAACTCGTCAGCGCGCTCATCTTCATCCGATGCTTCGACGCTCCATCGGATCAATCCTTGAGATTCCAACCCCACCATCTGATCCCGCAAGCGTTCGAGTTGCCCACGTGTCACGTCCGTCTCGACGAACGTGGGGGGAGCACCCGCTGCTCTGTGCGGAAGCGAAATGACGAGCTTGTCATCCGTCGGGAACGGATCTTGGATAGTTACGTCATTGATCAAGGCTGCAGCGATTAGTTTAGGCATTTCTCAAACCCTCCGTTGTAGGGAGCCTCGCTCTCTCAAATTTGCTGAACCAAGTATAGGATGTCCGTGCGCCTTATACAAGCCGCGATTATGCCCCAATAAGGACCCGAATACTTGAGATATTGGGGAGAGTTGACGACAACGCTGATGAAAAACCTCCGGGCTGAGGCGCCATAGCGGGACTTGAAGGACCCCACGCTGTTGCGTGTGTATGGGAGTCTAATAACGAGATCAACGTAGCCATCATCGAAGAGAAGGGTTCAAACAACATTGCGTGCTGTACCGCCATGGTTGCTCCAGGACCCACAGTGCCTCCTAAAGCTACGGAGTTCGGTTGTGATGTGTTCAAATTTACATTAGCCATCGTAACTGGTGCGAGGGCTCGAGGGTTCTCTCCAAAAGTTATCTCACCATTATTTACAAAAACGTTGTACCCCGCCATGGCGGAGGGGTTAGCCCCGGCGGTAGGATTACCCAGTTCCAAGAAGTAGCTTCCATTCAAAACCTGTCGGTCTACTGCAACATTTGTAGGCTTTGCGGTGAGAGGATCTCCGCCTGTAATTGTCTCCTGTAAGTTACCTCCGACTTGTGTAACTTTGTTTCGATTGATGGTTTTGACCTGGTCGTTTCCTATAACCTTCTTGTCACTCTCTGACGTATTCGTAGTGCGTTCACCTTCGATGGTCGTAGTTGCCGCTCCAGAGATTGTATCTTTCGTACTGCCCATCACTCGCCGATAGTGGTCGCCCCCTATTTCTTCACTTCGGGGGGCTCCGTCAGCGTTGACGAGTTCGATGCCCTTCACCGCCATCAATCTTATTTGGCCGTCAGGCGTGAGCTTGAACTGTGACAGAGTCTTGCCGTCAAGAGTGGTGATGCGCATATCGAAGAATTCTCCCTGGTCTCCGATATCGAGATGGAAGGTCCACTGCTCCTCATCACCTCCGGTTTCGTTGAGCTGGTCTGCGCCTCCTCGCACTTCAATATTCCCGCGTCCTTCAGCATTGGAAATCTTAAAAGTCCCAAAACCATTGAAGTGTTCGTAGTCCTCGCAAATCACACGAATCAGGTCGTTCAACCCGATAACGGAAATTTGGGCTTTCTCACTCCCGTACAGGCGACTCTCTTTACCTCGTAAAATAGCGAGGTAATTTCCGTCAGGGGACATACGAACAAAGTCTCCAGGAACTACGTCATCCGGAGTCTGGACGTTTTTGTAATACCCCGGCATTCCGTCCGTGACCATCGCTTCAGTGACAGTAGACCCTTCAGCACCGGCGAGCGACGGGGGCCGCGGAGCACGTTCACGTTTTTCGCTCGAAGCGTTGATGTTCAGGACACCGTCGATATACGGAAACCCCAGAGAGGTATCGACAACAACTACTGTACCATTCTCGAGTGGTGCAATGGTTCCCGGATCTTCTACGCGGCGAGGAACTCCAGCGAGTCTCCGCCCCCCCGCTTGTCCCGGAACGCCACCGAGTCCCCTGCTGACCAAGAGGTACGTGTCGGATTTGGGGTCGTACTTTTGGATCTCGGCGAGCATCTTACCGCCGGGACCGTAGAGGTTATTCCGCATGGGCTGTTCGCCCAGGGCGGTGCGTCGGACTTCTTCAGATGAATCGAGGTGTTTAAATTTCCGTGGTGGCATAACACGAAAACTATAGCAGGATTACGGGTACGCGTCAGCTTTATCCAGCTGAGTATCGGTAATGCCCGTATTCTTGGTGAGAGTGTCTTCATTGCTGTGAACGAAGCCGATGACCTGGTCGATAGTCGAGCGTGGAACATTCGACATTTGCGCCACAGACGTGGGCCGGAACGGCAGTAGCCGGTCGCACATTCCACCAACGTCTTCCATGACCATATTCTGCCCTGCGGTGAAGCCCACAGTGTAGCTATTGATCATGGCCAACTCAGCGTAGAAACCACCGATCAGGTCGTGAACTTTGTCCTTGAAGATGGCTCCGAGGCCAAACGGTACGTAATACAGCTCGGAGTCCAGGTTCGTAAACATGTTGTCGAACTGATTCTCGGAGGCAGGATCGTCCAGCTTCTGAACTTCTACGCCTCCGGCGACCGCGTTATGGTACAGCGCCCGCAGCAAGTTGCGACCGTTGGCGAACAGTCGGCCAATCCGCCACGTGGTCTGGCTCTTGCCACTCACGTAGAACGTGCGTCCGGACCCCAACGCCATCAGCGGTTGAGTCGGCTTCTGCGACGTAATCTGAAACGTCTGCATCATGCCGATAGCCAGAAGGCTCTGCCATCCGGAGGAGGCCTGCTCCTGTACGCTCAATTTACGCGGAGGACCCGCCAACACCAGGGTATCGTCTGGGTGGGCTGAGGTATACGCCGCGTTGTCCGTGACGCGTTCAACGGAGTGCTGCTGGGAAAACCAGTTCCCAATGCCCTTCGTGATTCCCAGTGGTACATTACTTGGCATGCTATCCTCCGTACATCCGCTGTTGCGGGTACATCTGCTGCATCTGTTGCATCCGCTGCATCTGCGGACTTGCTTGTGTGCCGCCTCTGCCTCGAGCCATAGTCAAGGCCCCTGCTCCCATACTACCATAGAATCCTGCGCGTCCGATGCCCCCTCCAACCCCTTTTCCGCTCCCGAACACAAGACCCTTACCGGCGTTAACGGCTCCAGATCCGAGAAGCTTGGCTTTAGCTCCTGCACCTTGTGCTCCCTGCCACGCTTGGCCTGCTTGCCGAACCGCGGTCGTTCCCTGAACAGTCTTTTTACCCAGACCTTTCACGACTTTACCGGCTCCGGCCCCTGCTCCGCCGACAGCTTTCCCTGCTAACTGCGTAGCTTTACCTTTGAGACCTTCCATCTGAGTTCCCTTATTCATAAGGGTACCCTTGGACTTACCTGCCCAACGACCAATCGCTTTAGCACCCCGAAGAAGCCACGGACCTACTTTGGATCCGATAGCAGCAATTCCTGCAACAACAGCGGGCGCTATGGCTTCCTTGGTCAGATTTGTCTCGGCTGCGGCCTTTACGAAATAGTCAGCAATGTCTTCCGGGAACACGCCAGACTGGACGTACGCCAACTTCACTCCATCTTTAGTGTAGCCTTTGTCTAACATCGCCTGTGTCACACCTATCAGGTGTGCAGTTTTGACGATGACGTCTTCGCTGACCTTCTCCATTTACGCCACCAGGTGCAGTCCAATCGTGTTAAGGACCATCGGAAGATCGACGCTCACGTACGCCTCGATCCGATCCGTGCTCAAGTCTGATTCTTCCACACCATCAATGACCGCGTCAACCAAAGGCGGTCCGATCTTCGAAACATACCGGGCTCGGAGAGCCTCGATAGTCGTCCGTATAGCCTGCCGAATGAACTCGATGGTTTCCGGGGTAACATTCCAGATCCCCAGGAACGGGAAGAGGGTATCGAGGAACGTCCAGGCGATGAAGTCGAAATTCTTCACCACCATGTACTCACCGGTTTCCAGCGCTGTCGTGTCCGTTGTGACTTCGTGCACACTGTACGGTAGTGACGCCGGGTTGTCCTGGATGAAGACGTACACGCCGCCGTTGGACAGATCGGTGAGCTGCTGTTCGTTGAAGTACGTGCTCGAGTTGTAGAGCTTCGAGATCCCGGAGATCCCCAGGTTCGTAAAGCCTTGTTGCGACGGCTGCCCGGCAGTCTGTCCACCGATAGCACATGCCAGGTAGTAACCCGGCTGCGGGTCGGCTTCCGCTGGAGTATTCGAGCCGTACCGGGGCTTGCTGCCGTCCACCAGCCCAGAAATGTCCACCGAATCCGGATACGCCAGGACGAGACGCTTGCTCGTGAAGCTCGTAGCTACCGCAACCATGGACGTGACCTGCTCGGTTTTGTCCATGTCCCTCATGATGCGGAAGAAAATGTCGCCATTGGTGACGTCTTCCAAAACACCGGTAAGTGGCGGCACTAGAGAGCGCTTCTTCAGGTGCGGGAGCTCGTTCGCCACCGTTGAGCTGTTGGTTCCCTCATTTCGAACTTCTATCCGTTCTTGACTCAGGATGGCGTTGACCTCCCACTCCTGCAGGTTGGTCAGGTCATCCCAATCACCCGGGTCAGACTCGCAATCCAGCGGCATCTGAAGGGTATCTCCAGGGATGACACCGTCCGTAATGAACGTCGCTCCCGGCACTTGAAGAACCAGGTAGTAATCATCGAGGTTAGCTGCTTCAAGCGTTAGATTACCGACGCCCGGGATGAACGACACCTTTGGAATACCGTCAGGGTCTACGATGGCAAAGGTTTCCGTGGCGTGCGCGTAGGTGTAGCCCGCAGGAAGCCAGTTATCCCACGTACCCGGACCCGCACCCCAGACCGGGAGACCTTGCTGGGTCACAGGCTGGGCGGTATTGAGGTCGACTTCGAGTTCCTCTTTGAGTGTCACAACTCCGTTATAGTGCGAAATCGTAAACTCAAATGCCTGCAACGCCGCACCATCCCAGAGTTGCAACTGCACTCGGTCTCCCGGAAGGACTTTCGCGGCTGTGAGATCCGGCATTGCCGCACCTGAGATCTTCATGGTGCGGTAATCGTCGTTGGTGGGGACCACCGGCGCAGTCCCTGCTTTCTGCAAGGTGGACGCCCCGCCGGTCACGTCCTGGATAACCTTCTGAGTCTCCAGCTTGACCGCTCCCAAAATAGCGCGGAACTTCTGCTTAATCCCATGGGTCAGGACATAGTTCGGATCGGCCAGGTTTTCAGCCATGGACTTCAGGGACGCCAGGACCGTGGTGTTGTAGGTCAGTGGCACAATGGCGTAGATGTCACGCTCCGCACTGATCTTATCGATGAAGTCGAGGTACGCCAGCTCCTCCGAAGCGAAATCTCCAAGGCCGTAGACCTTCACTGGAGTCGTGGTGTTCAGCGCGGCGATGTATGCACCAACGTATAACGGATTCCGTGCGTCGAGCTTGCCAAGCGTAGTTTCCATCTCGGCAGTAGAGGTCAGTGTGTTAACCGTTTGGAGATCCGTCCTCTGCGCCATGTATTCCACGTAGATTTCAGAGTACGTCACGGGACATCCCAACAGTGTAGCGCTTACGTCGACAGTCAACGCTCCATTGATGGTGATCTCGTTTCCGCTCACTGAGAAATCGGTGGCGTCCAGGTCGACGTCGACAAGTTCACGCTCGATTCGCCACTTCTCGGTAGACGCTCCAGGAGGCGGACCCACGTAGTCGGCACCGAAGTCCGAATTCATTCGAGCGTTACAGGTGTCGTAGAGTGCGCCGTCAGCTGGGGTGGTGTTTTCAACGCGAACAACCCCTGCCGGAGACTGAATCCGAATGAAACAGTTGGGACCAGCAACCGTGATGTTTCCGGCTCCGGGGATCACCTCTTCGACTTCAAGAGAAGTTTCGGTGAGTACACGCTTCACGATGTACGTACCGTCGCGAACGGTGGGAGCCGAATCATTCCACACCGTCATGATGTCGCCAGGAGAGACACCGTTAGTAATGAAGGTGAGCGGAGTCACACTGTCATCGTAGAAGGTGTAACACAACTCCCGAACTGTCAGCTTGTAGTCCGCAGACCCACCGGCGTTTTGCTGTACCAGCAGGATATCGCCTGCTTCGACTCCTTCAGAGCCGAAATGCTGACCGTTGGTTGCAGGGAATGTCGCAGCGTTTAACCCGTCGGTGTCGTTAGCCCAAAACAGGTTGTCGTTCTGCGTGTAGCGCCCGTGCGTGGCAGCCACACCGTCCCACTCGGACACGACGGCGCGCAAATCGTCGAAGAAAACGCTTACACTGTCCTCCGAAACAAGGGCACCAGACTCGATATTGGGCGGGTTGGACAATATCACTGCTGTAGGATCGGTGTAGTTGTCAGATCCAGCAACGGGGATAGCCCCGTCTTCGACACCGTAACCTGTGTCAGCTTTACAGTCAGATTTATCATCCAAGTAGTCCAGAATCTGATAGGCGTAGCCGACAACGATGACATTTAGGTCAGGGATGTCGGGGGCTACCGTGATGCTCTCGTACTCTTGGAAGACAATCACGTTAGGTCGTTGCATAGCCATGGGGTCTCCTCCACGTCTTGTCGCGTCTTATCTGCTCGCCCAATTATACGGTCAAGTACCCGAATCGCGTAGTGCAATTTCATGATAGACCAGCTGCGGGTTAGCAGCATCCCGCAATCGGAGATTGATTTCCCGCAGGAACGGAGCAATTGGACGCGTAGTCCAGCGTAGATCAAACTGGACGTTGAACTCTACTGTTGTCTGCCACACTGTTTTATCGTGGGCTGTCTGTGATTGTGTTGGGCCCATCACAGGGTTAGAAATTTCGTGGAACCCAAAATCCTTTCTAAAAAGGTCCCGCGTAGCAAGGACAAAAAACCAAGCGGTGTCTGCAATAAGACAGCACTCTCCGGCGGATTCTGACTCAACTAAAAAAGACATGGGCATGTTAGCCATCGCGTGATGCGCTTTGAGCCCTGTCGGGATATGCTTTCCCACAAAGTTATCTACGTGGTGCTTCATGGGTACGATAGCGCCTCGATCAACGTAAATAGCCGGACGGTAGTTTCGAATCTCTTTTTCAATGTTGAATGCTGCCTCAATTAACAGCTTTCGCGGGACCCCCTCTTCGCTTCGAGGTTGTCCATCTTCGTCATCGTCCGGGCGCAAATCCGGATCCCACACCCACGGGAGGGGCTCACCAGGGTTATCGTTAAAACGATAACGTAACGCAGCAAGCCAACAGCCGACCACCGCTAAGGGTGTCCCCGGCATGATGTCTTGGTGTTCTCCCTCCAGGCGTGGGAGGTTGGGGGGTTCTGTGCGTACTATTCCACCCATATCAATACCATTTTGGGTCGTGCCAAGAGTCGATCTCGGGGCCGTACTCTACTGCGGACCGCGCAAGCTCAGACACTTGAAGTTCTTGATGTACATCCACAGAGTGAATTTGTGTTGGGTTAACTATTTCAACTTTGTAACGCTTGTCGTCACGCATGAATGCTAAGACGTCACCTGGTTCTACTTGCGGAAAGTTAAGCATGATGACCTGCACTCGATTTAGGTCCAGATGACCTTCAGGGGCTACTTGCGTCTGGATAGGCGAGCGTTGACGTTGAGCATATCCGTAAACAGGTTCCCAATAGCCCCCCAAGAACCCGGTTCCCCAGCAGTATTTGCAGTGTGCTCGAACTACTTGAGCAGTACCCTTCGAAACACAGTGTTCACATTTAGCCCCCCACCGGCGTTTCTTTAAAATAGCGACTTCCGTTCCCACTACCAGCTTCAATGCTTTGGCGGCATCACGGACAAGCTTTCGATGGATTCCTTTTCGTCGGCGGTCAAGTCCTGCTTCGAGTTGCGCCACCGTCTCAGCCGTTTGAGAACCAAATCTACACACGACCTTGTAGTAGATCGTGCGGTGCAAAGAGAACAGATTGAGGTCGCGACGCTCACCACCTGCCACAATGGGCTCATCGAAATGCTCATCTACGTAAAGGTACACGTCGGCCAGGTCAGTGACCAACTCTTCCCACTCTCCCTCAGGAGAGCCAGAACGGTACACGTCAAATAAAAAGCCATCCCCTGCGGGAGGTTTCCGGAGAGCCCACTGTATAAAAACTCGACGAGGAAAGGACGCAACCGTACGAGTTACCTCAACACTGAACTTGGTCGGTAGCGGAGGAGTTTTTTGCTTAGCATAAGTCTGTGAGTAAGGTGTACCCTTCATCACTTAGTACTGAGGGTAACCCCCCATCCCTGTTTGATAGTATGCGGGTTCCCCTTCTGACTGATAGGGGGTATGCGGAGTCTCATACAACAGCTCCGGGTACGCCTCAATCAGTTGGTTGAGCTCGGCTGCGTCTTGTTGCGCCTTCTGCTCACCCTTACCCATCGAAGTTGCCAAGCCGCCAACGGCTCCGGCTCCGCCGATGAGACCCAACTTCCCGCGATGCGCTCGTGCGAGTGCCTTCAACTTGAACCCCGCACCGCGTAGAACGTCCCCCACCGGAGGCATTCTAGCCGCGCTCTTTTCGAAAACGCCCTCGTTTGTCAAAAACTGGGCCACTTTTTGTCGTAGAGTTGGATCCATCTGCGTCTCCTTTAGATTTTTCGATACCAGCGACCAACCCAACGGTAGCCGGAAGACATCCCACCGTATGCGCCACCTCCGCCACTAGTCAAGCCGCCCCAACCACCTTCCATGTTGGCTTGAGTCTTGACCGCTCGAGCAATTTTCTCAAACTCGGCACAGAACCAATCAGCCCAGCGCATGTAGAGGGACTCTTTTTCGTCCAAGCCAACCGGAGCAATTCCACCGTCTTGTGCTTGAACTTGATTTCGCAATTGCCTCGCACCTTCCGACCGGAACAGGATACAACAGACACCTGTCAAAAGCATCCAAGCATTCATCTGCTCCGGAAAGGTATTTGTGATAGGTGTCATCACGTTATACTTGGAAACTGCCAGATCAATAGCGTTGTTGATCTCCTTCTCATCCCACTCCACGTCTTCCAGAAGCGGATTCTTGTCGGGCTGATCCCTCAAGAACATCCGAATGACATCCATAGTGAGGGGAGCCGCGTTCTGGTTGAGGGTGACCGCCATCTAGAGTACCTGGTCTTTTACGAGGTAAAGTGTCACATACTTATCAATTCCAACTCCCGGCACACCGGATACTGTTTCCTGTATCATGATTTCCTCAGACGACAAAAGTGGAATATCTACAGTATGATCGTTCGCGGCTCCTGCTACACCCGTGAGAATTTGCCGGGGGTTGGCGCCACCCTTATCTCGGATAAAGGCATCGACTATGGATCCGGCACCACATACCAGCGAAATAGAATGCAAGGAAATTGCCCTGGGGCCGGGGGTAAACATGAAAATTCCCCCGTCGTTTTGCACGGCCTGTACGAGAGGGGGCTCCACAAAGGTGAGGGCATCCTGTGCGATCACATTAGACGCTCCAGTCCCAGGAAGCGCCATGTCAAAGTAGGTCGGCAAGTCTGGGTGAGCAGCCAAAGCAACAAGGAGAGCAGCATACGTCGTAACACCATTGACAAATGTGATCACAATTAGTCTACCTACGATATCTACACTCAATGCAGTACCCGGAACTAAAGAAATGGTGACAAGCTTGGCGTCTACCGTTTGGTCTATTGCCTTAAACAACACTTGTCCATTAACGTCAGCAAGATTCCCCACCAGACATTCGGGTTGGACGTCAGCATACATGTACAAGTCCGAAGCGAACATCGCGCCATCGAGAGGATCAATTTGCGGAGGACCCGTCACTACCGGCGCAACACCATTGAACTGGCCCGTCCGAATCACCCGCTGGCGCACACCCACCAAGTTATTTCCTACAATGGTTTTCGAATCAATGGTTCTTAGCGGGATGGCTGTCATATCATGTCCTCCTTGAGCGCCTCAATTATAGCTCAAAGCTATTCTTTTTTCTTGTCCAATACGTCAGTAAGGACTCGCCGCAACGCCTTTTCCACTTCTTCCTCTTCATCGAAGGTCCGAGATTCCATTCGAGTCAGGGTATCCCGCTGTTCTTGTTGCGCACGCTTCACTTGAACAACTTCGACACGTAGGTTTTCAACGGCCTTGCTAGAATTCTTAGCTGTTTCTTCTAGCCTAACATGAGAATAAACCCAGCCTCCACCAGCCGTAATCAAAAGAAGAATCATACCTACGAGACCACGTAAAAACCAGGTTCCCCAAAAATTCACGGTTTTTTCCACGAGTTCGACCCTTTCTTCTTGTTGCCCCGCCTTGGATTCCGCGCTGATAGCCGCGGCCTGCGCATCCGCGACGTCATCGCCAAGGAGGGTCTGGAGCCTTTGGAGGTCATCTTCAATTTCTCGCTTTACTTCTGAAATTTGTTTCTCAAAAGTACTAAGCTTCTCTTTTAAATTCGACAGTTCGGGCTTGTAGTGTGCTTTGTCTACTTTTCCGCTGTCCAGACGACTGAGCTCTCTTTCGATCCATTTCAGGGATACTCCACCATTGGGACTACTACTAAATGTGCTGCGCGGCGTTTTTGGAGGCCGACTGTCCATAGGGTCGCCCATCGTATTACCTCGGGAATCATGTCATTATTTCTCGATGTTCAGGACCGACAATGTCGAGCTTCTGAAAGTGTACTGCCCAAGACCTAGCGTCTTCCAAATCGATGGTATCAACCCAATTACCATCTGCGTCGGTAACAGTCTCTGCCACCCAACTGCTAGTCTCCCCCGCCAGGAATTTCTCGAGCTCAAAAATTCGTATAGTCACTCCTTCCAAAGGTTCTCCGTTTTCAGAAACAACCTGTAAATCCCCTTCGTGGGGATAGTCGTGATTCACGTGTACAGTCATGTGGAGATCTCCACAATCTGAGTGCTGTACGTGAGTCTCTTACTTACTTGAACTACCCAATTCAGGCCGTCATCCAAAAAAATGGGGTCGAGCCATTCACCGTTGACGTCGGTTTGGGTCTCTCCGACCCAGGTTTCTCGAATTAATGAGCTGGGGGGGTAGGAAGCTGCATTGTAGACCCGAATGATGGCGTACTGAATCGGATTAGACGTATCAGCGTCTACAATTACCAAGTCTCCAGGAGACGGATAGTTATGGTCGACTTTCGTCGTCATATAGAAAGGATACGACGACAGTCGGGTAGTCACAACAAGGATTTGAGGTAGCCTAGAGGTTCTCGATGGCCCACTCTACAACACGCCCTGCGAAAGACTTGGTCACACCAGCAGCAACGAGGTCTTCCTCGCTGGCGTCGGCCAGTTCTTGGAGGTTTGTGTAGGCGTCTAGGACGGCGTTGACATTCTTCTCAGTGATACCAGGAGCGCTGAGGAAGAGCTCGCGGAGCTCCGCGTTATCATCCTCGCTCCCGTCATCTTTATCAACGTCGTCATTGTCCGCCGGAGGAGTATCTGCGGGAGGAGTATCCGCGGGAGGATCGGCCGGTGGAGAGTCAGCAGGCGCAGGAGTTGGCGCGGGCTTGGGCGCCTCCTCCCCCGGCATCTGAACCGAAAGGACTCCTGCCCTGATGTCCGCCTCGATGGTACGGTGTTTCATGACGCCCGGATGGACGGGCTTCATGTCACCGGGGTCTAGCACTAGAGGCCTTCCCGATCCGTCACGCAGACCTGAATAAGCCTTGCGCGCTGGAGACACGTTCGTCAACTTCATGTATTTCATGTCTGACTCCTCCAGGAGGGGCAGGAAAGCCCCAGTGCGCTACCTAGCAATCCAGTTCGATTAGAACTGGATTTCTTGCATGGACAGCCGGTTACCAACGCCGATGCCCAGAGCCTCGTAGCTCCAGAACATGATGACGTCCGCTTCCTGCTTGATGAACAGGGTAGCATCCTGCAACAGGTAGAAGTTCCCCAGGAAGTTGTTGGGCTTCTGCGGAGCGAAGATCCACGCCTTGTCTGGGTCGTAAATGTCGCTCTTGATGGTGGTCACCACCGGGATGCCCCACAGCCTCTCTGTGGCTTCAATGCCCTGGTCGAAGTGGCGGCTGGCGATATCATCACCGACCGTCACCGCTGGAAGATCCAGCGCGTCCATGTAGCGCAGCTTCGTCATCAGCATCTTGCCAATGGGGCGCCGACGACCGAGCATCTTCTGCATAGCCTGCTTGAACGTTGACGACTGGAACGCACCAGCGGTCCGCTGCTCGAGCGGGTTAGCGTTGATGATGTCGGTGACCAGCTCGTTCCACTTGCTGTCTTCCTCGTCGGCCATGTCCTTGACCGAGTTGTCCGACAGGATCTTGCGGATGTCGCTGGTGTACGTCATCAGCTCCCACTTCACCTTGGTGAAGCGCTGAGATTCGATCTTCCCGAAATAGATCGCATACCGCGGACCCTTGAACCAAGTCCGGGGACCGACACCTTGGAACTGAACGAACGTAGCATACGAGTCCGGCTCCTTGTCGATGATCTTCTTCGGCTGATCCGTGTCCTCGTCACGGTCGATCTCTTCCTCGGAAATACCCTCCGGGGCGAGGATCTCACGGACGGCCGCTTCCTGACGGAGCTTCTCACGGATGAACGCGGTGCTCTCCTCAGCGGCTTCCTTGACACGCCCTTCGTCGATCTTCCGCACGAAGCTGGAATTCACGAGCTGGGCAGTCACTTCCGGCGTTTCAACGTTATAATCCATGACGCCCTCCTTAGCGGCCGTTGCTTTGCGGCATGATCACATCGAGCGTGCCGTCGGCGTTGACTCCGTTTGGACCCACGAATGCCACCAGGGGCTCACCGGCGAGGGTGAGACCCAGGAGCTGACCCGCGGTCGGACCTGTGCCAACCGTCAGCGGCTGACCGGGAACGTACACGCCTGCCACGAACTGTTCGGTCTTCATCTGCAGACCACCCTCGAGAGTAGTGATCCGATGCAGAAAAGCACCGTCATAGTCCATGTCGCCATCCACCGCGACCATGTACATGATCGGAGTGGCGGCCGCCCAGGCACCGCTGTCCCCGAGAACAGCTTCACCGGCAGCGTCCATCATCACGATGGTACCGGGGCCGATGGTCCCAGCGACCGGCGTCCCCGAAGGGGCCGGACCGGGAGCGCCAGCGACGTCCAAAATGACCATGAGACTCGCAAGCGCATTGGGGTGCGGGTCCCGGGTCACAATGTCGAATAGTGAATTCAGATTGCTCATCGCATCCTCCGTTTAAGGTCCAGTGACCCAGCCAATGAAACGAGCGTCAGCTGAATCTCCTGCGGACGCCGTCTTTTCGGTTCTACCTTCTTCTGGACCACCCATGGAATCTACGCTGGTAGCATCACCAGCGAACTTTCCGATCATGGCGGCCACTTCGGGGTCGAGCTCAGCGAGCTTTTGCACGACGTTCTCGTCGATGTCCTCACCCGTCGCCGTGCTCAACTTATCCGCCAAAGCCTTAGCCGCAGCGGTCTTCTTATTGATGACCTCGGCGACCTTTGAAGCTTCAACGTTCTCGATGTACTCGGCGAGCTTTTCGAGGACCGTGGCGATCTTAGGCAGTGTGTCAGAATCGATCATCATTTGCCTGTATCTCCTGTTCTGCGTCGCCGGAGCTCGTTCAACCCTTGAGCTGCAACAAGGATCTGCGCGCACTTCTGCGTGCGTTCCTCGTCCATCTTCTTGGAAGCGTCCCGCAACTCTTGTGCTAGCTTCCTGAGTTGTTCAGCAGAGGTCATTTTTGCACAGCCTCTTTCACCAGCGATGCGAACTTCATGACTTCATTATAGGTCACCGGAGCAAAACTCCCATCCCTAATTTCAGAAGCCACTTTCATCAAGTCCTGGGCGACGTCAACGGATAGGTTCGCTCCAGGAGCTTCTGCGGCAACTTTTTCCGAACGTACCTGCGCAACGGAAGCACGAACAGAGGTCATCACCTCACGGACGTTTGGTAGACGCTTCATGTCGCCTCTCCTTCGACACCGTACCGCTGCGCCATGGCCTCATAGGCCATCTTGTAAAGCTCAGCGTACAGCTTAATGGTGTCGTGTCCGTACATGACCTTACTGCTGGTTCGCTAGGTTCACCAACACCTGCACCTCAGCGGCCCCCTTGAGGAACTCCTGAGCGGCAGTGTTGTGCACCTCTTCCAAAGCGGCTTCCTTGCCCCGGTCGTACTCCTCAGCAGCCAGCTTCTGCAAGAAGGCTTGTGCTTCTTGGTTGCCGAACTCCGCAAGCTTGACGATTTCTTGGAGCGTCTCCGCGTCTGACGCTTCTTTCTGCTGTTCTTCCAGGGCGGCAGTAGCGTCTGCGTGGCCTTGCTGCGCAGCGATCTTGACAGCGTCCGCGAGTGGAGACTGCTCCAACACGTTCGCCACCTTCTCATTCAGCTCAGCCCACCTGCGATGAGCGCTATCCGCGAAAGCAACCCCGAGATTCCGGATGGAAGCTTCTTCGGCCTCTTTATCAAGACCGCTCAGCTCCTCAGCCATCTTCATCAGGTCCTCCACGGGGTTTCCTTGAGCAGCGGCAGCTTCTTTTTGTTGCCCCGACTCGAGCACATCCCCGAGAGCCCCCTTCAGGTCTTCCGTGTTGGCTCCTTCAGCACCCCCCGCAGGAGTCTCTTCACCCGCGGTCTTCTCACTGCCAGAACCTTCATTGAATTGCTCGATCAGCTGTTGCAACTCCATTTTGTACCTCGCTTCAAGTTACGCACCCAATGATAGGGTGCACAACGAAGTTTTACAAGAGCGGTTTTCACCCCTCCCATATGAGTAGGCCAACCTTTGTCGCAATCTTGTCCATGTCGACTTCAGGTAGCTCCACAGTCCCGGCCGGAGTAGGAAGATCAGGTTCCAGAAGCTCCGACATTTTTACTTGGTCTTCAGCCAGGCCACGCATGGCGTCCTTGAGCTTATCCGCCGCCTTGCGTCCCTTCTCTTTCACGAACTGACCCGCACGTCCGGCATACCCCATGCCCTTTTGCACTGCGGGGACACGGCCTAAACCTTTCAGAGCGGCTGTGCCCGCGGCAGCAGTAATGAGTGGGTGCTCATAGGAGAATCTCCCCATCCTGTCAAGAATGCGCCGAGAAAGTGGCAACGCAGGATGGCCTACGGGCTCCCCCCTCCGTAACCGCGACTGATAATCGAGTCCCAAAGCAGACATAGCTGCCAAAGTCCCCAACATTGGAAGAGCTAAAGAAGAAGCCTTCCTACCGACGGTTTCTCGCAACCCAGCTTGCTTGGGAACCATTTCTGTGAGGGTGGGGATCGGGACTCCCTGGTCAGTCATGTAGTGAGGCCCCATTTTGGGCCATTGCGTTGCACCAAGCGTCCCCAAAGAGAGCGCCAATAAAGGTTTCAACTTTCCATGGCCAAGGCGTTCTAATCCGCTCCCCAAAACCTTGTAACCCCCTGCAAGTAGCGCACCCCCTCCCAAAACCTTCATGAGGTTTCGCTTTGCGATCTCGTCGTGGGCTTCCAGGGCCGCTCCCCGGGTCGTTCCGTATACTGTTCCCGTAGCCGGATCTGTGACAGTGAGCGGAGAGGTTCGGGGTTCGGGAGTCTCTCTCCACTGCGCAGGAACCAGGCGTCGCTTCAGATACTGCCCGATGCCAGAGCGCTTCTCAAAGTAGTCGTCGACTTCTTGAGCGATCTTCACGTCGATGTTTTCGGGAGAAATATCGAAAGCCCCGGTTTTCTCGATCTGGTCCATCACCTGTGGGCAATCACCCAGGAAGTCCATGATGGGTCGTTGCATCACGACACACTTATCAAGGACATCATCACCGACTGTAGCCTTCGGGTAAGACTTGTAAATGACGATCTTCACTACCTCTGGAGTAGAGAGGGACATGCCACCGGCGAACAGCGTAGACATTACCTTATTGATAGGGTGTGCTGACAGTCTCCGTAGGACATCGTCCGGAAGCTCCGGAGTGGATTGGGCTGACGACAAAACAATGTCTCGCATCCCCTGGATGTTGTGTATATCCGCTTCGTCAAAGCCCTCGGTCTTGGCATCGACGGGGTAGCCCTGCACAATCTTGTCGATGACGGCTAATTTCCGGGCTGCGAGCTTTCGCTCCGCCATCTTGTCGATGTACTCCCCGGCGCTCGCACCTGAGATTTCGTAGGGAGCTTCCGCGACTTTCTTCATCATATACGCCATCGGGTCTGCGGGCTTGAAGACCCACGAGATATCGAAGAACTTAGGTTTCGGGTTGAGAGCACACACCGTCCGGCCACTCGGAAGCGTCTGCTTCATCTGGAACTTCAGGTGATCGCAGTACTGGGCACGCGTCGGTGCTCGATTTCCGCATTCGCTGCAGACGTCGTACTTCACCCGTGTTCCCATGCTCACCGGCGGGAACTCCCCAGCCTCGATGCGTTCAGCTAGGTCGGGAGCTTTCGTGTTGTCCAGGTCAACCAGGAGTTCCACCCGATGCATGGTCGGGTTCCAGAACGCCTTCATGACCTTGCCGACGGCCTTCTTAGGATCCTTGTTACAGTTGTGCACTACCACATCGTTAACTACGTAATGATGTAACTCTTCGACCTCGAGGTTAAAAACTTCTTCCTCTAGGACAATATCCTCGCGGTCAGTCACTCGAACTAAAAAAGTGTCCCCCACAGCGAGGGTTTGTGGCGTTCTTGTTTCCCATACACACTTTTTACGGCTGTATTTAGTAATTTGCGGAGAATATGCCGCTGCGACGGCGACTACTCCTGAGCCCGAGTAGGAATACTGTTTTCCGTTAGTAGGGCTGATCATCTCCCCAGCCGGTATATCCCACTGAACTGTTGCTGGGATCCCTAAGGACTTGATTATATCTGAAAGAATATTCAACATCTGCGGAGAAGAAGACCTAATACGAAGCTGCCCTGCATTCTTACCTGTAGGACATACGTGTCCGTCTCCGTCGATATATGTACCAAGCATTTGGAGTAGTGATTCAGAATCCCACTCCAAAATTTTCTCTGTCAGGGACTTCTCCGAAAAAACTCCTTGGACGTAATCAGAAAGAGCCGCGTGCACTCGAGACGAACAGGAAGACGCCATCGTTAAACCGTCCGAGCGGGAGTGTAAGCCCACATGTAAATTATTTTCCTCGAGACACTTTTTCACCGCAGGAATGTCCAGGGTATTTTTAGAAGAGAATGTGAACTGTATACTTCCTCTCTTTCCTAAGTGACCCTCCGAAGCCACCCACCCTACTAGGCGCGCGAACCCAGGGTCCACAACAGTATTCCCATGCTTTGGTTTAGGAAAAACTAGATAATCTCCCGGAAGAACAGCACTGAGAGGAACCCACACAGGCTCTCCGATACTGCCCCGTTTTTCTTGACAGGCTTTCGTACTACACCCTCGCCCTTCAAGAGTAAGATAACAGTACCCATGCGGACAGTGGACTTGTTCTCTTTGGTACACAAGAACTGGATGGTCTGCGGTCCCCGTAAGCGGTTGGTAATTACCCCGTAAGGAAAGCTGTACGCCTTCTCCGGCGTAGGGGCGCCGCATGATTTTCGTAACTTTTCTAGGGCCCGAAAGTGTCTCTACTAGGTCATTTTTTTGAACATCCTCTATTGCCACACGCTTACGGTTGGCAAGAAGTACTAGAGATCCAGCAGGAAAGCAGTGGTGCCGATAGTTGTAGCCGTATTGCTCAAAAGTTTTGTAGTGGAGGGGAAGAACATCATCCGCAGCAATCCAAGGAGGGGTAGCATCTTCTTTGAAGGGGTATTCGGGGAAACCATCTCCGTTTCGGTTCTCACCGTACGTCTCCCAGCCGCTGACGGCGAGGACGTAAACGATGGAATGGCCGGGGATCGGCTGAATTGTCCGGAAGTACTCATCACCTACACTCGCGTACTTGGTAACGTCCTCCACACAGGGGCGCCCATTAGCCCACAGCACGACGGGCTGGACGGTCAACTCCCCGGTAGGGAAGTACGGGTCGAGGTGTAGGACCTTTGATAACACTAGATCACTTCCCGCAAGAGCTCAGCGATGAACTCGCGACCGAAGAGCTTGGCGCTGGCAGTCTTCTTCGTGAGGGGCTTTCCAGAGAGCGCCGCGTCTACTGCAGCGGCCGCCGCCAACTTTGCCTTGAACTCCAGAGTGATCGCGGGCATCTCCAACGCCTCGGCCATCTTCTCCACGAGCACACAGACATCCCCTTCACAGTCGCTAGCGGCCTTCTCGAGCATTACGTCGTAAAGCCCGTCGGCTACCTGGGCACAGGTACGCTGCGCTTCCGCGCTCCCGTTCTCCGACGCCACCTTCACCGCAAGCACGTCCATCTTCCCGATGTCGTGAGCCAGGCGAGATACGTCTTGGGCGAACTTTCGCATGGGATCAGCCTTTCAGTTCCTGAAGGGCAAGGAGACCCCGAGTGATGACGCGGTTGCTGTGGTGACGTTCGGCAATCTTGGTACCGAGATGCTCCGCGATATCCCGAAATTCGAAGCTCATCATTCCAGTCTGAACCTGGGAGATCTTGTCCGCGCGTCCTGTCTCCATCGCGATCTTCAGGTTCTCGGGAAGCAACTTATCCAGTAGTTCGAATTCCGTCATCTCATCCTCCCTAGAGCCTTGTTAATCGATTCTTCCGTTTTTGCCAACTGCTGCACCGTCAAAGGATTGATTCCTCCCTCCGATTGAGATGCCTCGCGGAGGAATGAAGTAACCACGTTCGGGTCGGTGCTAAGAGTGGGAGCGAATTTCACCATCGTAGAGTACGCCTGGATCGTTGACCCGGGCTGAGCACGCTCTTGAATCGAAACGATTGGGTCGTGTTGCATCACGTGATCCACGATGGCCTCGCGCTTCTTGTCGAGAACCATGCGCTCTTTCAGTGACGTGGCAGTACCGCGAATCATCTTGCCCAGCGCCTCCAGTCCAGCTTTTGCCACTCCTCCACCCAGGCCGGAAGCGAAACCCCCTTCGGCCTTTTCCAAAAAAGGATTGTCGGAAGGAGGGCCGTACGCCAACTTGCACATCGCGATCTTCTCGCCTAGATACTTCTTGCGCTGGCTGAACTCTTCCAGCTCCGCATAGGTGAACTTACCACCAGGAGCTCCGGTGTACTCTTGCATGATCTCAGCCTCCAATTTGCGCCCTTCCCGTGCGGCACCTGGTATCGCAGCAGCAGCCCCCAAAGCAGCAGTACCTCCAACGGTTGCTCCGGTTGCTTTCTTGGGGTTGGCTTTAGCCCACCCTACGAGACGCTTGAGGAGCCCCGCCTTCCCAGTTTTACCTGGTAATAACTTCGGCACTTACATCACTCCCAAACTTTCCGCGATCTTTTCTTGGCAGCTCAAACACTCTTCGTAGCTTCTCCGTGCGGCAGTCGCTACTTTAACGTAGTCAAAGATCTCTTTAGTATTCGGATCGAGGTGCGCCACGTGACGGTTCTGAATCTCCTCGATGGCGCCACCTGCGTAGCTCGCAACCTTGTCCCCCAAAACCATAGAGCGAAGAGCCTGCACTTCAGGGGCTACGTCAGCATTCGCAGAGAGGAGGTTTTTCTCAAAGCCTTCAAACGCCTCCGCAACTTTCAAACCGTGGGTCTTCTTGTACATCGACACTGCAGTTTCCATGTTTAGCTGCCAGCGTTGAGCTGCTTGCTTACCCTCCATACGGAAACGGTCGGACGCACGCTTGAGTTGCATTGCCAATTCAGGCTTCGAGTAACGAGGCTTCTCAGGCTCAAGTGTGGGAGTCGCTTCGGCCTCTTTCACTTGCTCGATAACGTACAGGTCTTTGTAGTAGTCTGAGGTGCGGTCGTATGCGACCTTCTCGGCTCCGACCTTCAGAGATCGCGCATCGTCGTAAAGCGCATCGATCACTACTTCAGGGTCACCAACTTCGAATTTCACACCCCGGTCGGAACCCGTCTTCGCCTGGAACATTTTTCCAAACACGTTGAGGTTGGCGAGGCGCACCATTGTGCGAATCTGATCAGGATTCAGATTGTTATCCGCCGCTATTTTCTTGGAAAGGTCGTTGATGGACTGTTCGCAATTCGGCGCTACGAACTGATCAGCGATCTTTCCAGCAGCCTTCTCGAAATCAGATTTGGTCAGCATAGCACCCTCGCTAATGATAGATATCGTCGGGGTTCAGCCCCAACTCCTCAACACTCACAGTCGCTTTACGCTCTTCAATAGCCAAGAGCGCGTCACTTGTCGCATTGCCCATGCTCTGTAACTCACTATGTGCCTCTGCATATTTGAGTATGTCGAGCATCCATAGTCGTGACTGTTTTACCGTTTCCGACGTAATTGAGTTACCTCGCGCATTTGCACTTAAATAATACGCGGTTTCGATAAAGTGCCCCACCAGTTTTTTAACGTCAACCTTGATTTCTTCGTTACCAAGATGGAAATGCTGTGCCAGGATGTCGGGTCCGTGGAGCATAGACATGCGAATATAGTCCGCTCCGCGTTCTGTAAGAACATCTTCAGCTTCGACCAAATCTTTGGCGTACGTGAACCTTTCAAGTTTGTTCCGAAACTGATTTTCGTCCATCACAAGTTTGTGTACGTGTTCGACTACAGTAACAGTGATGTCCAATGCGTCACAGACATCCTGGTCAGAAGCACCCCCCAGAAAAAACGCTTGGAGCGTCTCTTTGTGTTCCGGAACACGCACTAGGTCCAACGCGTACACGATTTCCTCGTCCTGGGTATTGCCGATAACCACATCATAAACCTGCGCGACGTACGGATCTTTGGGGCGATGACCTTTTTCGATCATCTTCAACAAAGTCCTCCATCTCCATTCAGGCTCTATAGAGCGTGGCTTCATTTACATACTCGTTGCTTGTCCTTGCTGCGCTTGCGCATCAGGGACTTCACTCACAGCATTCTGACTCAGCGTGATGATTACTTCTCCGAGGGACTTGAACACTGTGCGGAGCTTGTCTTCCAGAATGACGAACGCCTCGTCTCCGATGGCTTCTTTGGTGTCGCCTTCTGTCATCCACAAAGTCAAGAGAACGCGTCCGATGTTATCCAGACACTTCTCCATATTTGGGACGTACGTAGCGACGACGTCCTGCAGCACGGGAGCCGACGCGAGCATCGAGATGGCCGCCGTGTCAAATACCCCCTCGTCCTGGAGCCCCTCAGCCTGGTCAACCATTTTAGGATTGATCTGTTCCGCGATCATGGCCGGGTCGGAATTCTGTCCCGCGTCCATCATCGCCATGGGGGGAGGCTCCTCCATAGGAGGCCGGGGTGCCAACATCTCAGCAGCTGCGGCAGGAGCTCCAGTCGCTTCTGGCGGAACCATCCCCCCAGCAGCTTGTCCGATCTCAGCCGAGCGCTGTTGGATGCCCTGCAGCAGTCCCACCAACTGTTCAGTGCTCTGCGCCTGCTGTTGTATGGCCTGGTTTGCCTGTTCAGCCTGCGCTTGCATCTGTTGCATATTCATTTCGTTCTGCTGCTGCAACTGCTGTACGGCCTCCGTAATCGCCAGGTCTGTCGGGTTCAGCGACGGCTGCTGGGGCGCCATCTGCTGACCCATCATGGACGGATCCATAGGAGGGGCACCGCCCATCGGCGGCATTCCCCCTGCAGGCATCTCAGCAGTCTGCTGCATATCCATGGGGGACTGGGCTTTCTTGTAAAGCCCAGTGAGGAATTCTCCGATAGCGTCTCCGCCTTTCACAATGCGGATGTTGGCACGCCCGGTGTCCTGCGCCTCCTTCAGGATCCCCTCAGCTTCCGAAACTGGAATGTGGTAGACCGTGGCCACTTTCTCGAGCGCCTCGACGAACCCGTACGACTTGGAGTCGTCTTCAACTCGCCAGAACCCAGAACCATCACTCCGCACCATGGCGACCTTCGCGCCCCCCTCCTGCATCTTCCCATCCAGCCAGCGAGTAACTAGCTTAGGATCTCGGATGACAGAGTTACGCTTCATACGGTGGCTTGCTTCCGTATCGTAGTTGTTGGGGGAATTCTTGTCCGTAACGTCGGACATGAGGTTAACCCACGTAGTATTTTTCGGAAGAAAAACAATGCAGCCTTTTGCGGCTGTTTCAATGTACTTCCGGGACGGATCGTCATCGATGATATATTTGGCATCGCCATACTCTTGCACGTACTTCTCTTTGCCGCCTTCATTGATGACGTACTTGATGCGGATTGGCTCGGTCGCCTGCGGATTTCGAGGGTCTGGAACCAAAAAGAAGCCGTAGGAGTTGGACGACGGGCGCGAGTTACCCGTCCCGGCTTCCATCAACTTGTGGAGCTTGCTGTTCTGCACGTCCTTGTCCAGGTTGATGGGCTCGCCCATCAAACCTTCGCACACGAACGCGGTCTTCATGTCCTTGCTGATCGCCAGGAACTTAGTAGGAACCCGGTGCTTCTGCGGTCCATAGTAGGAGCGGATACGGGTATCGCCGTAGCGGCTCACGGGCCACGGAACCACATAGTAAATATCCGGATTACCGTCTACAAAATAGAGGCGATACCAACCACCGTTGGCGTCAGGCTCTTCCAAGAAGCGCTCACCCTCGATCTTGATGGTGCGGTTAAGCTCGCTACCCTTTCGGTCATCTGCTACATCGTAGCCTTGCTTCATGATGGTCTCGAAAGCCTTCTTGGCGTGGTCCCCAAAAATCTCCCGAAGCTCAGAGGGAGAGGCGCTTTTCGTGACTACGCGCACGCGCGAGGGCGCCCCTGCCGTTTTTTCCATCTCTTTGGCTTTTCTGTAGCCATCAACGAATGCGCCCTTCAAAGCGTTTACACCGTAAACTTTGGCGATTTTCTGCATCAAGGGCGGGTTTTTTTCAAGCGCGGTTTTCACTCCGTCGAGGAGGATCTTGTTGCCTTTCTTGAGCACGTTTAAAAACTCGGGATGGATGTCGAGAGTGTGGTCCTGCGCGGCCTTGATCATCGCGTTGATACCGTGATCCAAAGCTCCAGCCGGGACGTCTCCCGCACTCGCATACCCGTAACGCCCAGTAGTGTAGGGCGGCAGCACGAGGTTGCGCACGCTCACATCCTTCGGCACCGTCTGTGGCGCGTTCTGTGGCTCCCCCATTTCATCGAGGGACATTTTCGTAATCTCCTCGAGCCACGAATTATCGAGCGGAAGGAAGATGTTGAGGGTCTTGTAATAGAACATCTCGATAGGTTTGAGCTGTCCATCAACCATCACAACGGGAATGTAGATGGGCATCTGGTTGTGAAGCACAACAAATGTACCCACACCGTTACCCGCTTCCCCATCAGCCTCTAGGATCTTGAAGGTTACGACGCTCTGAGCCAGGTCAGGGAACTTCGAGAAAAGAACGCTGTACGCCATTTGCGAAAAGCGCTCCTTGAACATCTGTTCTGCTTGCTCAGATGGCGGCGGCCCCGTCATCCCTTTTTGAACCTGTGGCGACATTGACATAGGCATACGTATTCCTCCCTGGGTAAGGGTCGTCGTGAAGAATTATACTGTCGAAATTAGAGAGAGGAAAGGACTTACTGACCGGAGACGAACTCGGAGAGGGTGTTGAGCGCGTTGACGAGTTCGGCTTTCTTCTCGTCTTCACTGGACTCTTCCTTCTTCTCTTCGTCCTTGTTTTTCGACTCTTCCTTCTTCTCCTCGGCCTTCTCCTTGAGAGCTTCAGGCATCTCGCCGCCCATCTTCTCGATGACTTCCTTCACCAAAGAAGACAGCTTGGAAACTTCGCCGCTCGTGGCGACAGAGTCGGCGCGGGGTTGAGGCTTCTGCTCACCCATGAGGGGACCCTTGGGCTGAGTCGTCTTCCCCTGCGCGGGAGCGACACCAGACATGGTCTGGTTGTCAGGGGGCTCGGCATGACCAGGAGCGCCTGTGTTACCCGAACCTGGGTCGGTACTCGAGAGCTTTTTCAGCACATCTGCGAGCTGAAACGACAGTTTGGCAACCTCACCGGAAGTAGGGGCACTGGCTCCTGGAGGCGGAGTCTGCGGCTCTTGCGCACCGACTTCGCCCGGCGACGTGTCTAGGCCCGTTGTGCCCTGTGGCCCCACCTTTTCCGAGGAGGGGTCCTTCTGAGCGTCGATGGGGCCCATGCCACCTTCCATCATGTCTTCCTGGAAGCGTCCGTCACCTGTGACATCTGTGCCTGCTTCAGATGCTACTTTGATCACCAAGGAACGAGCATGCGCCGAGGCAGCATCCTCATAACTCACTGACGCCGCCAACTTCGGGAACTCCTCGTCGACCACGTGACTGGTCTTCTCGGCGATCTCCTCAGCGACATCAACGAGCTTGTCGATGACTCCCGCAGCCTCCTCTGCGGAGAGTCCTTCTTCTCCGCTTACCTCAGGCATCTCCTCTTCGGGGAGCTCGTCAGCCACCATGTCAGCGGCCTCCTCAGCGATCTTCTCGGTAGGCCAGCCGATCAAGCCCTGACGCACGAGCTCATGGTTGATGCCCCTGACGTGTGCGCGTTTGAACAGTCCCATGGTGTTTATCTCCTAGTCGGTTAGGGCCTCAATCGGGCCGCCTACTTCTCTTCCTTTTTCCCACGGCGCGAAAAGGCATACCCACCCGCTCCTAGCGCCCCAGCACCTAATGCAGTGCCTCCGGCCGCTAATGCTAAATTCCGTTTAGCATTGGGATTAGTTTTCATGTACGTGCGAACAGAATCTGGAAGCTCCTTGACGTCGAAAGCCACATCCTTGGCCTCGCGCCTTACAGCAGTTCCGATACCTTTCGCCTTAGAACCTACAGCAGTTCCGACACCTTTCGCCTTAGAACCTACAGCAGTTCCGACACCTTTCGCCTTAGAACCTACAGCAGTTCCGACACCTTTCGCCTTAGAACCT